GGACTTTTAAAAACTTTTTTTACAGCACGACCAGCTTTCTTTACAAGTTTACCTAGAAAATAACCTTGTCTAGGATCTTGTAAGGAACCTATTCCTGATTGTATTTGCTGGGGTTCTTGCATTCTAGATATTGCCATAAATTTACCTTAATTCCTATGTTTACTTGGTTTTACTAAATAAATCAAGAGGAGGCATTATAACTTTTACGTCCTGTGCCATCTCTTCTGCCTTAAAACCCTTAGCTTCCCAGTCTTTTCTTTCCTTAAAAATTTCACCAGTTTCCTTGTGTCTGTAAGTCTCTTCTACTTTAGCGTTGTATACTTTCATTAGTCTATTTTCTCCTTTAATATATTTAAAAAACTAACTGCAAAATCAAATGAGTCTGTAGTGCTTGATTGTATAGTGAAGGCAGAACCACCTTCTACTATTAGTGGTTGGGTTAGTAATTCTTTACTTGTATTCGCTGTCAGCTGTGCTGATTTTATAGCTGTTATACTATTATTTAAAACTGTTACTGTAGGTGTACCAGCAGAGGTAACTAATATAGATTTAATTATTATGGTTTCATTAACACTTGGTTTACTTGTTGCAAACACAGTTAGTGCATTTCCTGTAGTATCATTATCTTTACCTACAAATTTATATTGGTTTACTATTGCCATTATTCTAAAAAGAAACTTTTAGCTTCTATCTCTTGTTTCACTTCTTGTTGAAACGTTGTGTTTAATTTTTTTATTACAGAATCAAGATCCCTGACCAACGATTGTAAGTTAGTTTGATTGTATTCTGCTTCAGCTCTAGTTAATGATTGTACAATTTTTGCCATTATAATATACTTGCTAGTCCTCCTTTTCTAAAAGAACCTGAATAACCAGTTGGATCTTTATCATATTCCGCTTTAGATTTTGCTCCATCAAATTGTCCACCACCACCTCCGCCAGCTTCTTTTTGTGTTTTAGTTTGTGGTATATATGCCGCGTTTAATGAAGCTTGTTCTTTAGCTGCAGCTGCAGCTGCTGCTTCTTCAACAGCTTTTCTATCAGCGTCTCTTTCGTCTACCTTATTTAAATAAAATCTTTGTGTAGCAATATTCATTTTATTCATTTGAGTTGCTTTTAAGGCTGCCTCTATAGCTTTTTCATCTTTATCATCAATAGCTTCAAACATTCCTGTTTCAGCATTAAAAGATATTCCAGAAGTTCCTTTTCCATATTTTTCTGCTTGTGTTTTACTTAACATATCTGTTAAATCTGTTACTTTATTACCTACAAATTCTCCGTAATTACCTTTTAAAGATCTAGTATTTATTCCAAATACATCTTTACTTAATCCAGAATTATTTGCACCAAATACAGTTGGGCCTGTGTAACCCATATTTCTTGCAATAAACGCTTGATCACCCTGTGGTAGATTACGATAGTTATCAATTTTTCCTGCAAGCATTCCAATTATCCCTGGTTGAAAACGTGGTTCTTCGTAACCTTCAGATATAATTTGATCTGCTGATTGTGGTGTAAAAAAATCTTGTACTTTACCCATCATAGTCATCTCTTGAGGAATGGTGTCATAAAATCCTGCGTCTGCTCCTGTTAATTGTTGATCTCTCATAGTATTAAAACCTAAAAAAGTATCAGAAGGATTATTAAGTCTTTGCTGTCTAGCATCTACAATTGATTGATAATTTCCAATTAACTCATTTGGAGAACCTGGATAATAACCACCTCCTCCACCACTATTTGTAAAAGCATTTGTATTTACGATACCTTGATTAACTACTGGTTCTTGATCCTCGGGTAACTCAAAAGGATTTAATAAATATTGTTGTTGTGGAACATATTTAAAACCTGCGTCTCGTATCTCTTGGTCAGTAGCCATTATCTTCTTCCTCCTGGATGTATATCTAATCTAAATGTCCCTAGTTTCCAATCTTGTGAAGCACCTGTGTTTGCAACTTCTAATGCAATCTGTCGTGCTCTTACTCTGACATCTTTTTTAGTTGTAGTAGAATCACATGTAAAGCTTGTAGTAGTTTCACTACTGTTTGGATATAATCTTGTTTTAAATTTAACTGCAGTGTCACCTGTCTGTGAAATAAAATCTGGTATAAATCTACTAATTCTCATAATGAATTCACCGTCTCCTCTAATGTCAGGCATCCCTACAGTTTGTCCTGTGTTACTTCTACGTTGGGTAATGTCAAAATCACCAGAAGTAATAGTCCCTATAACCGCAGTTACTGCTCCTCCTGCATTAATTTGATCAGTCCCTGTTTCCTGTTGATAGTATATCGTACTCCCGTCGGTATTACCAGTAACATCTGATGATGCGTTGTCCGATGGGTTATAATATGTTGCGTGTGGTTTATCAAAAACTGCAGAATCTTGCCACGCTGCTCTAGGTAAAGTACCTGTTGTCCATATAGGACGTTTAGCTGATGAATCTAAATAATTATAAGTAACCACCCTGTTAATTTGATCTGATGCAGCCGTACAATAAAACCAATTTACTTCACCAAACAAGTTATTTAAACCTGCATTAATAAGGTCTCTAGATGTAGCGTTTATATCATCATAGACATGGTCTTCTACTAGACAAGGCATTGATTTTAGTTGACCATCATATGTAAAAAAACCATTCTCTGACATCCAATAAGCTTGGCCATCAACTTCTATGCAAGCATTCTTACCAAACAATCCACAGTTAGTACCTACTTGTTCAAAGGCAAATACAAAATCTCCACCTACAAATTTCATTAAAAACAATGCAGTATCGGTCCACACATAAATTGCATCCCTACCTTTTATAGCACCCATAATTTTAGAACCATCAGCAAATCTTTGTGCACCAGAATTGTTTTCTGCTTTTACAGTGTAAGCATCTGTGCCATCAATATTTTCTTGGTCCGAGAAACGTAGAAACATATCATCTTGAGTTGAAGGTGTTCCAACTACAGTTTCTGTTCCAAAAAATACTAAGTGTCTGTCTGGTGTAGATACTAATACATGACGTGATGCCGTTGGTGCGTTAGCAAGTAATGTGGCTCTAGTGTTAACAGCTCCCAATGCTGAAGCGTCCCATTCAAAACACTTACCATTGTAAATAAGTGCAATTAATTTTGTACCATAATTATCAAGAATCCATAAACCAGGATTAATTGTAAAGTCAGAAGATGCTGGATCACCCCAACCTGAAAAACTAGAAGTATTTGTGACTGTGTCACCACTACTGTGAGCGGCTTTTGTAGTTCCATTAACTTCTCTAGCGCCACCACTTAAAATATTTGTTGTAGTATTATTTGCTGTATAACTAATATCTTCTGTACCAATTCTAATTTCACCAGCTGATGGAAAAGCTGCTGAGTTAGTTAAAGGAATATCAGTTACCGCATCATTTATAGTAGAAGCCAAAGTCGTAGTTGCGGCACCTAATGAAGTACCACCAAATAAACCAGCGCCCCATCCAAAACCACCTAATTGTTGTGATGGTCCTACTGTGTAATAACATAAAGCAGAAGCAGATCCTGATGTACTTAATGGTGTGCCACTTTCTTGAGAAGCCATTGTAATTTCAAATGTTGTAGAAGTTGGAACAGACGTCACCATAAATTTTTTATCTTCAAATGTAGCGTCAGTAAAAGTAGAACCTACTGCTGTAACACCACTAACAGCATCAAATAAAACAATGTCATCATCTGCTAATCCATGACTACCGCTACAAGTTACTGTAACAGTTGTAGAAGAACTTGAGCTTGTAAAATTAACTCCGGTTAGAGTAGTTCTTATAGGGTGGATGTCATAATATGTTCCACCTGAATATACATATAAAATTCTGTTAGTTCCTATTGCTGCATATTTAATACCAGCATTATCATCCCAATGATGAATAGCTCTAGCTGCACCCGTTAGTTTTGTTTCACCTAACTGCTGCCAACCACCTATTTTTTCTGGACTGCCGTATCTAAAACGTACGTTGTCACCATCAAACCATTGTCCCTCAGCCCCGGTCTCTGTGACTTGTTTGTTGAACCCCGGTGCAAAACCTAATTTTTGTAACATATAGCCTCATTATAATACTATTTTATTCCTGATGGTAGACCTAGCTTTGGTCTGCCGTCAAATTTATTTTTATTAGCAAATGGGCCATTTACATGATTATAATGTAGAAATACTTGACCGCAAATGTCCCCGTCAAAAGGCTCTCGCCAATGTTCAAGTTCACAGCCACTATATACTAGCATGTCTCCTACTTCAAGCAAGACTTTCGTACCTGCTGGAGCGTTGGGTTTTACAATATTCTGTCTTTCATTAACAACATTATTAGCACCTGTACCATCTATAAATATAGGCCAAGGATCACCACCTAGATTAACTGTTGTAGATATTTCACAACTAGGTCTGTCTTTATGTCTATGTAAACAATCACCTTTTTTATAAGCTCTTGCGTAAGAGTATGTTGGTATTAGATCTAGTCCTGTGTGTTGTTTCATTACTGGTAACATTTTAACCATAAGAGTTTCCATAGCAAAATCAGCATAACAAGCATAGGTATTTGGTATTTGTTTATCGGTCCATGTTCCAAGGATCGGGGACTGTGAGTGTAGATTATTTTCATACATAAATGCAGTTGCATCCCTTTTAAGTAGTAAATAATTTAATGCAAAGTTAGCTAGATCATATGATACAGCTTTCTTTATTACTTGATATTTATTAGTTTGAAAACTCATACAAACATACCTTTCTGTAAAAAATTAAATGACACTGATATTCTTATATCATTAGATTCGTTAGGATCAACACAGTGCATTAACCAAGAAGGAAACATAATACATCTTCCAGCAA